AAGTCATCACCAGTATAGTGAGTATGAAAAACTACACCGATCTTCGATACCTTTGCTGCTCTACCAATAGGATGATCTATTGGAATGCCATAAGTGATAGTGTTAGGTCTAAAGGTATAAAGTTTCTCTCCATCTACAGTCTCTGTATCAAGTGTGCTGCTGGTGTATAACAAGTCACCTTGTACAATACCAGGGATATTAAGCTTACTAAAATATGCCAGTGAGAACTTAAGTTTCTCTGCCAGGTCACCCTCGTAATACATATCCACATCTATATCGCTGTAACAAGCTTTAGGTGTCTTGGCAAATACAGACTTAGTACCCACGAAAAACATACCATTTTGAGGATTCTTTCCGCAGATGATAGAGGGAGCGCCATCCCATTTGGTCTGCATAAATCCATCCGACTTAGACTTTTTACCCAGCATTGCTAACAGTTCTTCAAGAAATGATACTGCTGCCATACATCCATCGACGCCGTAGTTCAGCATCTCATCTTCAAGATGCTCCAGGTGCTTAAGCTGTTTTACATTTGCCATTAGTCGTCGTAACCTTCGTCTGATGTACTGAACAATAGTTCATCTTTAAACTTATACGCTGACTGCAATTTGTCTGGCCAAGGTAAACTGCTACCAGATGTATCACGAATATTAAATTTCAACTCCATAACTGGTGTCTTCACTGTAATATCAACACGTTGACCAGTACCAGTTTTACCTCCATAATGAACTATGACAGATGTAATGTTAGTTGCATCATCACATTTCTGTTTAGTCATAGGAAAGCTTTTTATCTTTCCACCAGTCTGCAAATGAGTATAGTGGTATCCATACCCTATAGATCCTCGGATCATACTTTGCAGTAGTCCTCTATTATACGTAGGGTTTGTAACGTTACCGCCACTGACTACTTCACCCGCAAGAGCTTCTTGAAATATCTTACAAAGTCTTTGATTATCTATACCAAACGTTTCAAGAACTTTCAATCCAACTTGATTGGTAATTTTTCCCACAGACAATTCACTCTGAGGAAATATTTTTTTCATACCTAAGTTGGACATCGTTGTTGTCCCACCTTTCTTTAGAGAAAGATAAATTTCCTGATCCGCTTTCCCTTTACATTTAGTTTTCAAGGTCAAGTCAGTGACAATAGAACCAATGTCATAATTGGTTGCTGTAGCATCACCAACTTTCCAACTAGTACCAGAAAATACTAATGGTCTTTTCTTGTTCAACTCACCTTCAGAAACAAGAACAAACTGACAGTCATTTAAATCATACGTCTTAACAAGATCTTCAATAAAAGCTTTGTATGGATTGTTAGTATATTCATTAGTCTCAATCCAATCATTTAAACCATTCTCCAACTGCTTCTCAAACAAGTTGCCTGTGTTTGATGCACCACGATTACCTCTGCTACCATCGCCTGCAGTAAATTTAAGATTACTTATCTTTAACTTCGTCTTCAATTGCGCTTCTGTAAACTGTCCTTTCAATGCACGTGCATACTTAACATCATTCTTCCTGTCAGAAGCGAAAGCAAGTGGATCGGGAAGCAGTTTCCCATACTCAGTCACTAGATAATTCCACAGTCGTGTCGCCTCAATAGCGGACTGCGGATTCATATGGGACACAGCTGCGCTGAGTTCCTTATAATCTTTAGGGATGACGTTGTATGCCATAAAAAAAGACCCTCCGATGTATTTATCAGAAGGTCTTTAGTCTATCAGAGGTGCCCGTTGTTTTCAAGCCATTCTCGGGTCATCGGGGTCAGTTCATAATCTGACCACATCGTACCAGCAGCGCAAGACTCAAGTGCATTTTGTGTCATACTCTCAGTTCGTGCTGCCCAAAACGCTTCCTTCTCCCAAGGAATAGCACTAGGTTGACTCCTGTAGGTATCTTTAGCCATATCTTGCCAGATCTGAGGAACGTCTTCCTCATTATGAATGATACCAATAAAGTTATTATTGATACCACCTGCCATACAATCCTGTGCAGCGTGCCATCCTTCGTGACGGACAACACTCATCAACACTCCAGGACGATGAACATATCTTTTGTTAAGATAGAAGTGATTGCTAACAGTATGATAGACACCACGATGTCCTACTGGAAAATACTTTTCATCAGCAAGATACACATTAACTCCAACCTGCCCGAATGCAACCATAATTTGATTGAACTCAGCTGAAACAAGGTCCCAATTAGAATCAGGATATGCCGAACGAAGATCACCAGAACTATGAATTTGATCAATGCCTTCAGTGCATTCTTTCAAAAGCATACATCCCATAGCATCCATCGAGAAGTATCCCTTGGTAGGTTTAGCGATTACTGGTGACAGCAATGCAGCTGACAGACCTAGAAGGGTGCTGAGAATAATAGCGCGTTTCATTTTTTGTCCTCGTAATAAAGATCTAGTTTAGAGTCAAGTTGTCCAATCACTTCGCGAAGTTTTTTGATGCGATAGGGGCAACAGGTTTCATCTGTTGTATAGTCTCTCTGCTCACGAATTAGTGCTTGCAGAATTGATACCGCCATTTCAGGGGTAAGTTCTAATTCAATCATCAGATGTCATCCGTCTTACGATTCTCGGAACGATAGATATCAAACGAACCTTCTGGATATCGGGAAAGAAGTTTGACCATATTCTGTGTCAGGATGTGATCCAGAGTTACGTCAAGACAAATACAAGCTTGAGTGACATACCACATCACATCTCCCAACTCCTTAACCATATGAAGTTTATTATCGTTGGTAAGTTCTTTACCTTGGAAAGCAACCTTCTTAACGATCTCAGTAAACTCCCCACCTTCAGCACTGATACCTACAGCAGCAGTTAGAAGACGAGCGATAGGCACACCCTGTTCTTGCAAATCTTGAATGCGACGAATAAACTCGTCATCATTCTTAGAGGGAATACTTGTAACTTCGTTTACAAACTGAGCATACTTAATGAAATCAACTTCTTGATTGTCGGGGGTTTTCATACTACAAAATCGGAAAATTTGGATTGAGATTCCTTAGAGAAATCTGGTTGGAAATTTGTCGTGTTGGCAACAGCCTCAGAGTCTTGTTCCTGCTGCACATCATACAGCTTCATCTTCGCTCTGTCAATACCTATGGTGAATCTTTTGAAGATGGTCGGGTCATTGTATCTGTTCTTGAGTTGCTTGACCATAATCTGGTTCTGCGCCTCAAGTTCTTCAGTAGAGATAAGAGCAAACATAAGATCCGCAGTGGCAGGTAGACCAAATGACTCAGAGGTGTCGGTAAGATCAACGTCAGAATTGCCATACCCAGACCTAGTAGTCTGAGTAGCAGATACAATTGGTAAATTAAACTCGACAGCAAGACCCCGAAGCTCTTCTGCAATTGCTTTAACATACGTATAAGAATTGACAATTGCGCCTTTATACCTAGAGGATGCGCAGATATTTAGATAGTCAATAAAGATAATATCTGGACTGAAGGATTTTTTTAATGCTAGTTCACTGAGAAGTGCACGAAAATGCCCAACGTGAGCAGAAGCTGTAGGATACTCTTTGATAATAAACTTACCTTCTGTCTTACGTGACAGGTCAGCAACCTTAGTTTCAAATAGCATCCTAGGCAATTCAGCAATGTCTTTGATGTTTACATTGAGAAGATTAGCATCAATACGTTCAGCAATTTTCTCCTCTGACATCTCCATCGTGATGTACAAGACGTTCAGACCCATCGTCAAGCAACCAGCTGCTTGATGGCACATAAACAGACTCTTGCCCACTCCTGTACCTGCCAGAGCAACGTTCAAAGACTTGTTAACCAGTCCACCCTTGGTGATCTTATTGAAGAAGTCCAAGTCAAAAGGAATTCGATCCTCATTCTTGGTATAGAAATCAAAACGTTCTTCATAATCTTCCAGGTAGTCGTGACCAATATGATCATCGAAAGAAACAGACAAAGCTTCCTTCAGAATGTCAGGGATAGAATCTCGCGACTTCTGTTCATCCTTGCCATCAGCAAGTTTAATGGACTGCATCAATGCCAAATAGATGGCACGATCCTTACACCACTTCTCCGTGGCATCCAACAACCAGTCCTTTGTTGGATCTTCTACTACATCCTGGAAAGACTTACAGACACTTCGGACTTCACCAAACGTCTGATCAGAAACATCGTCCCGTCCTTCGACTTCAATAAGAACAACCTCCGTGGTCGGGAGACGGTCATACTTATCAGCGAACTTTCTGATCTCTTCAAAAATGATCTTTTCGTTAAGTTCTTCATAATATTCAGATTTAATAAATGGTAAGACCTTACGAAAGTAGTCATCATTTCTGAAGAGATTTCGTAAGATCGTTTGTTCAATGCGTTCATTCACCGTATTTAAACTCCTTTGCAGCTGCTTCATCCAGAGCTTGCATCACTTCATCGGTGAAATACTTTTCGGGTTCTGCAAGGATCTGTTTAGGATAAAGAGACTTGTCTCCAATCTTGTAACGATTACCCACTCGCTCAAAGACTCCATACTCATCGCCAAGTTCTAGCAATCCAAAGTAACGGTCAAGTCCACGCTCGTCATAAAATAGGCGTGTCTTCACTTTACTATTTTCTTTCGTGAATCTAGACTTTTTATTTGTAGCGGTGATAATGTTACCGACAACCTCAGTACCGTCTTTCTCTTTCGCCTTCGACAAGAAGACAATGTTGGAAGCTGCATACTTAAGTCCTGTACCGCCGCCCATTTCTTTTGTTGGAACATAAGCACCAACAACTTCATAAGTGTGATTGGTAACAATCAAAGGAATGTTTGCTCTACCAAGATTAAGAGTCAACACTCGGAAGATGGATTTGATGACCTGTGCTCTAGTCATATCACGGGTCTCTTTTCCTGCTGCAGAATCTTCCATCTCTTTAGATGTAGAAAGATTGCCTAGACTATCCAGGACCATAAGCAGGGGAGGACGATCAGCTTCTTTAATCTTTTCGTACTCGCTAACAATTTTCATAGCTTGTGTACGAAATTCCTGCACAGTGACGACAGGAACTAGTCCCACACGATCAGTATCGATCGCACGGTCTGACATCATATCTTTGGAGATAGCAGATTCAGACTCAAAATAAATGACATTACCTGTAGGATTAGCGTTAAGGAAAGACCGAACGATACTAAGAGCAAAAAAAGTTTTTCCAGTGCTTGATTCTCCTGCAAGAGCGGTGACTTTGTTTGAAGGAATACCTCCAAAGACCGAACCACTAACAAGGGCATTGAAAATATAAGAGCCAGTGTCAACCCAACCAGCAAGGTCACCTGAAGTAACCCCGTCGCTAACAACTGAAGCATACTCATTACCAATTTCCTTGATAACGCTATTCAAAAACGACATTAAAAAAATTCCAAAAGACTACCAGAGCGTTCCGGCTTCCAACCAATGCATTCTAACACGGAACGCAGAGGTTCGTAGAACGACTTGTTAAATTGTTTGTCAAAGTCAATGTACTGTTCCAACCCAAACTCTTGGGGCAGCTCCTGGAAAAAGGAGATGACGTTCTCGCCAAGGATGTTTGGTTCTTTCAAGTAAATGAATTTGATCTTCTCGCCCTCTTGAATGCGAGCGTGTTTGTTTTCGATACCGTACTTTTTAATGTAGTAGTTGTACAAGAGAGAACCACGTACGTGAATAGGACACCCCTTCTCATAAATGTTTTTGGGATGTGAATACGTACCGAGGTTATTACAACCACGAGGGAAAGCAATCTCAGAGATAGTTGCTTGCCTAGTTTCTTTCTTACACTTATCGATAAACTCGATGACGGTATCATTGTCCGAAGACATAATCAATCGGTAAGCTTTCTTGAGACGATCACGAAAGAATTGAGGGACTGATGAACGGGCAGTTTCCAAACCCATAATTTTCATCTTAGGTTCTTTATAAGCAACCCCCTCACTGTTCCAAACGTTGAGAATGTATCGCTTCTTGGCAGTCCAGATGCCACGGTCAGCAATGTTCTCACGTTTCATAATCATTTTTTGATCGTATGCCGAAACGTACGACGCAAGTTCTTGATATGAACGTTCGATAAAAGGTTCCAGTTTCTCTTGGCAGATCTTATCAAGTATGGAAACAATTGCTGCTTTGTTGCTAGACTTATTACTAAAAAATTTAGTAACAAGAGGTCCCATATTAAGATAAATTGAATCAGTGTCAGATGCAATTACGTAGTCCTCACCTTCTGTGGAAAGCGTTTTATTTAGGTACTCATTAATCTTCAGTTCGATCCACCGAATCGAGACTTGACCGCTGAGAGTAATCGCCTCAGCATTCGCCAGCTTGTAGTATCGGAAGTATTCGTTTCCGATAGCACCGTATGCTGAGTTAAGTTGGATCTTACGTGCCATCTGGAAGTTGTTGTATCGAGAAATTCTCTTTTGAACATCCAGGGTCGGAGAAGCTTCGTATTCTTGTTTTGCATCCAGCATCTTACGCTTGTAAATCGATCGTTCATCATAGATTTTCTCCATTAGTTCAGGTAAAAACCCACGCACGTCTTTACGATACTGAGCGCCATTAGCACAAACACAATACTCACCATCAATATCAATCTTCTTATTAAGAAGACCATCAACTGTGGCAGAGGGATGACGAACATCCATCAATGTCTCAGGTGAGATATTGTACTGCATAATGAGGTGGGGATACAGAGAGTTAAGGTCGAAGTTTACGACCCACTCATATATTCCAGCTATAGGTTCCTTTACGTAAGCGCCAGCATACTTGTCTTTTTTGACAGACGTTTGCTTGGGAGGAATTGCAATATTCCTTTTACGTAAGTAGTTATAAATGATTGCGTCCCACATACGAACCTGTGAGAACACATCTTCAAGATTAACCTTAGCATCATACGCTAGAGTGAATGCAAGATCCATCAGCTTCATCTTGTCTTCTAGTTGGTCTACAAGACGAACGTCAATGATGTTGTATTCAACGAACTTTTTCCAGTCGTTTGTATAGAACTCTTTGAAGGTATCAAACTCAGAGTGATCGAGTTTTTTTCTACCTAGTTCTACAAATGCAATATGATCTAGGCGATAGGACTCCTGGTTTGTATAAGTAAATTTCTTATACAGATCCAGGTAGTCCAACACCGTGATCCCCGAAACATCATAAGAGATGTTTTTACGACCTTGAATATAAATTTCACGGGAACTAAGAAGTTTCCAAGGTGAAAAGAGTTTCGTAGTCTTGTCTCCAAGAATGCGAGCAAGACGATTACAGATGTATGGAACGTCGAACAGATTGACATTCCACCCTGTAATTACGTCGGGATAATTCTCGGTCCACCAAGCGAGGTACCTCTGAAGGAGCTCCTGCTCGTTAGCGCAATGTGTGTACGATACATCAGCCTGTGGGGTCTGGAAGGGGCGTGAACCCCAAACGTGGTAGATCCCTGTAAAACTGTCCTTGACTGTGATAAGTAAGATCTCCTGATCAGCAGACTCAATGTCGGGAAAACCATTCTCTGCTGCGGTTTCAATATCGATCGTAAACACACGGATCTTACTAGGATCATACTTGACTTCACCAGGGAAGTTGTCGCTGATCCATTGATAGAGGTACGCTTGATTACCATATACGGTGAAGTTTTCAACGTTCTCGTAACGTTTGCAGAATTCTCTGCTGTCACGAATACCGCCTGGACGGATAGGTTTAACAGTGTCACCCTCAAGTGTGGTGTACCCTGTATCCTCTCCGTTATTACTTCTCACATATAGGGTGGGATAGAACTCGTCACGAAGACGAACCTCTTTGTTTCCATCCCACCCGCGAACAAGAATGCGATCACCAACTTGATCAACGTTCTTGTAAAATTTCATCGTAAGCTTTGACTAGGTGCGAATTTGGTTCAACAAGCGTGAGAATCGTATCGCTGTGGATCATCATCTCATCTTGTATGGTAACACTCTTAAGGAAGCGTGTCAAGGTTCCGTCTTCATCTAGTTCATACGGTTTGACAAGCAACACATCGGGTTCTCCAGGAAGATCAGCCCCCGTCTCCTCCATCTGTGTCAGGAGCACTTTGTTGTTCTTCAGCAGGACGACCTGCAGTGAGTTGCTCGTCTTCTGCTCCGAATCGTTCGACATAATGATCAGTTAGGGCTTGTAGGGGGTTAGTAATAGTAGTGAAGCTGTGTTCTTTAACAAGGAACCGACGCTCAGAAGACAAAGGTGCCCAGTTCTCAAACGTAACGTTAGGACCTGCTTCAGGGTCTTCCATATTTTTCATAATTCGCACGATCTGAGGGTCGCGCAAGATGAAACCAACGTCATCGCTGGTCTCAGAACGTGTCTCATAGACATCAGCGATGACATCCTCACCGCTTTTCATCAGAATCAGTTGGATCGACATATTAGTTCTAGGTGAATCTCTATTATAAAGGACCCCTCGACCGAAGTCAAGGGGTCCAGTTGGCACGCAGGGGGTCACACGTATTTAGAGGAAATCCTGACGTTGGAAATGTTCAGGTACTACCTTCTGTAGGGTGACGGATAACAAACCGTCCTCAAATTCAACTGCATCGACTCTCCAATCTTCAGTCAAAGTCCAAGCTCGAGTGAAACTACGTTGCGCGATTCCTTTATGGGAATAGTTAACGTCAGTTTCTTTGTCTTCTTTCTGACCTTCGACAAACATTTTGCCGTGTTCAGTATAAACAAAGACTTCTTCTTTCTTGAATCCAGCAAGTGCAATTTCAATACGAGTTTTTACATTGCTCTCGTGGATAACATTATAAGGGGGATAATTTTTAGTGGTCTCGTGCAGTGCACCTAGTCGATCGAACCAATCATCAGCACCAATTGAGTGCTTGACAATCCTGTCCATCAGCTCGGGAAGATCCGAGGCAGTATAACGTACTAGACGTTCCATTATGGTAGCTCCTATAAAGCGAGTTTGTGTTTTGTGGACCCCGAAGGCATCCAATAATAATTATATCAGAACATAAAAAAAGACGAGTGGCGAAACCCGTCCATTGGTAGCGTATATTCCGTATGTAGAGGTCGCGCACGAAAGAGCGACACTACTATTTAGGTGGATTCCACATCCTTGGGTTGATCTTTCCTTTAGATTGTGCGAAACCTACGAACTCTTTACCATACTTATCATAGTAATAGTCAAATAAGTCTACAGTTTTTGTACACTTAGCAATATCATATTTTGCAAATCCTTCAGATTTATATTCTACAAGATATGCAGTATACGGAAGAGTCGTATCATCTGCAAGAGATGCATCGCAATCTTCGTGAATGATTTGAACTCTGTTCTTAGCCATCTTTTTTAGTAATGAATGAACTTTTGTTCGCTGGTGGATTGGTTAGCGCCAACATCGCAACTAAAGAATATCTAACGTGACCATCATTATACTGCTTATCATCATAATAGGCAGTGTGGAAAACAGAACCTCTGTATCCAGAGCAGACATTAAATCCTGCAGGAACAATACCTTCTAAGTTGTAAACCTCATCACCTTGGAAGCATTCCCAGGAAGACATCTTGCCGACGCCATCTCTACCAACATCCATCAAAGATGCAATAGTTGAGCTGCGATATCCTCCTTGCTTTTCCAACAGTCTAACGTCCAACCATTTTGTGCCTTCAACATTAATGGAGTACATTGCAGTACCATCATTAACTAGATCATCAGAAAGAAACAAGTTAAACGCAAAGTCACCAGGGTCAACGTGAGGACGATAGTTACTATCGATTGATTGCATACCCTTCCAAAAAACATTGTTGTAGCAAGAGAAATCGTGCCACGTCATAGATTTGGTAGTAATCTTCCAGTCAAACAAAAGTTTGCGCAAGTAACTTACATAAGGCTTTACCCATTCATTCGCAACAGGCTGCTGCATACCAGGTGCACCAGTCTTAGTCGGCATAAGATCATTGGTGCCAGTAATATACGAAGAATTGATTAGAAAATCCCTAACATCATAAGGATTGACTAGGCAGTTCTCTACAGCAATATAACGTAAATCAAAATCGGGCGAAATTTTCTCTACGTATTCTTTTCTATTTGGATTAATAGCAAATAATTTTTCCAATCTCTCGGGAGTTACCACACGAGAGTCGAAATCACCTAACGTCAACATAATTATTCAGGGGTTTTTTTCTTTCCAATATTATACTTAGACTCTAAAATCCATTCAGATTTGTCTTTAAAGGAAAGAACTTTGATCTGGTTAAGAGGAGCTACGTTGAGTATTTTCTCTTTACTTAGATCACAAATAGTAACGAGACCCCAGTCTACCAGGAGCTGCACGATACGATTTCTTCTTTGGATATCGTTCACACTCAAGTTTGTCTGCTTGCCATCCAAGGCAAACAATTCTTTGAAGTGAACAATATAATACTTACCACGTTTATGGAGGATGTGACAAGATTGATAAATTTTCTTCTCTTTGCGAGAAGCGACACCAATACGTGTTAGCGTTTCTCTCACTTTGAGGAAGTCATCGGGTTCCCCAAGCACGACTTCGACCATTTGGGTCTCGTCCCATTGTACAAATTCTTCGCTCATCTGTTGCCACCTGTGTCAATTAAGGATTTAATCTCAGTGATTTGAGAAGTGGTCAATACCTGTAGCGCTTGTCGTGCCTTTTCATTACTATAACCATAGTAAGTCTTCACAGCTTCAAGATCATTAAGTTTTGACTGCTTCAACCAAGGAGAAAATCTTTTCCTAGGTCTCAGTGTATTTATGTAGTAGTCATACTGCATTTTTTTATCGAGATGATGTGCTTGATTCATCTCATTAACGTGCAATATACAATCTAAGTGTCCAGAAAGACATCGGTTAATCACAAATGGTGGGTAGTTTTTGTGATTATCTTCATCCCAAATATCTTTCTTAGACTGATTGATTGAATACAAGTAGTCCTTGAGTTCCATAATAAAAAATTAAAGTTAAAGCTTACCGCTTACCACACTACTAAAGGTAGATTGGATTCCATCGTAACCATCAATAGCCCATTTAAGATGCCAGTAAGTCATCGAGACGACTGCATCTAACTCACCGCCAGTTAAAATAGTATGACCTTTGAGGGTAGCTTCACCAACACTGCTATACAATCCATAACGTGTTTTGAAAAAACGTACTTTACCTAGACGTTCTTCTCCAACGTAGTAAGACCACTCAGTCATCCACGTCGCAGATGCAGGAAGTTCAAAAAGTACGGACTGGTCCAAAGACTGTTCTCCCACTACTGTTGAATCTGTAGATCTGGGTCTTTCCATTTGTGAGGTTGACAACTACTTCGTCTCCTTGAATAAGTGCATTTTGTACATCGACCCCGAAGGTCTGAATGACACCAGCAGAGGTGTCTACGATTTGAGCGCGACCATTCGCAGCTCTGGCAATAATATTTCCCATTACTTGTACCACTTTCCTGTACTGTTATCTATGTTGTAATTGACTAGCATCAATTCCTTACGCTTGTCTTGATCGGACCCATAGGATGCTGTCGAACGCATCGTATAAGTCAAGTCCCACTTCAATTTTGAGAATGATGGATAGAGCTCTTCTACTTCATCACAGGAATTGTAAGTGATCATAGTATTACCTTTAAAGTCCTTAAGAGTTTCGGACATTCGTACGTGATCAAATGATTTGTGAAGATCTCCCTTCTTCCCGTATAGATTATCTTTAATCAAATATGGAGGATCCAAAAAGTTAAATGCATCTTCTCTAATAACATTGGCATAGTCCTCATTAAGGATATTCCAGTTTTGGATTGCCTGATGATACCAGGTCAAAGAATTGATACCATTGAAACTGAAGTTAGACTGCGATGCTTGAGCTGAGAAAGAACTGTTCTCACTCAGACCAGAGAAAGAACATTTATTACAGATATAAAAATTGACAGCAGACTCATACACCCCAATGTCTTCATTGAGCTTTTGCTTTGCTTTTTGAAATGCCTCACGGTGAGCAGCGATCACGTCATCCTGATCCTCAAATCTATTGAGGTAGGTTTTGATGTTGAAGAGGTGATCCTGCAGTTGGGGACCTATATCGCGAAGCACCAACCAGAAGCGGTACAGAGGCGTATAGAGGTCGCTCACGGTCACCTTAAGGTCAGGGTTGGTACGGGTCAAGGCAATCGCCATAGAACCGCCACCCAAGAAACCTTCAGTGTAGTGCTCGTAGTTTGATGGAATATAGTCCAACAGGATCTTAGTGGCGCGAGACTTGCCACCAGGATACCTAAGAGGAGTTTTAAATCTTTTACTCATAACAAGGAATAGGTACTAGATTAGTATTAAACATACTAACTTGACGTTCAAATACAGGGTACGCTTGGCATACACCTTTCTCAGAACTGCAGCTCTGTAGAGGAACCCAGTTCAGATCATCGATAATATCATACCCAATACTAACACGTATGCCATCATACTGTCTAGGAATTACCCGATGCAATAAAGGACCAGGACCAATGTAATGCTGTCCTTGCTTATTAGGAATGACACGTACGTTTTCAGTATCATTCAAAGGATGATCATCACGTGAGTCTGGATTATCCATATACCACTGAGTGATTTCATCTCTTTCTCTCAAGTGAGCGAGATGATCGCAGAAGACAGTATCAGTAGGACGATCACTCAAGTGAACAAATCCGTGGTACTTACAGTAACTATGATTATGCCACCCAAGAGAAAGCTTTCCAAGTTCCTCATACCTATGGACATTCATCCAAGCGTGGATCCACAAAGGTTGACTCTTCAGTTCTGGATGGGAACGAATCTGCTTAAACATATCCTGCCAAAGGTAGAAGAAGTTAGGCATTGTCGAAGACAGCATAATCAAATTGTATGCATTCTTCCCAAGGGTCATATCCCAATCGCCATCCTTCACACTACCGTCACCCATAGATTGAGAAAAGAATTGTTCAGCTGAATGCTGTCTGATATTCTGATCCCAAAGGTTGTAGCACGCACGTGCTTCAGTTAAGAGACCTTCCCAATTAGTGTGAGGGACGATCTCATAGGTCTTGATATTATACAGAAACTCTTTTATAGCTTCACTCATTTGAATTCACACTCCACCATAATTTGTGTCATACACGCAAGAAGATTAATTTCCTGGTCAGCAACAAAAGAAGACTTGTACTGATACTCAGCAATAATAAGAACTAACTGTGGTACAGACTTGCCAGATAATACTTGCGAAAGAGAATCGTAGATCTTACGTAGGATAACGTTAGGATCATTATCCAAACTCTCCACAACCCACTGACGAACAGAGTTGAACTCTTTGTTCTTCAAAGACTTGATCAATGTAGTAACGTCCAAGTCTGCAATGTCTGCCAGAATGCCACTATCTATTTGACCACTAGCAGAGTGACGTTGCAGTTCATTGAGGCAACGTCTCCAATCAGGGAAGTGTTTCTGTACCAGTTTGACTAGTACTTTATCCTCAGCTGTTACACCATTCTCATTCAGAATGAATTTAACACGACCAAAGAAGTTACCCTGCAGCTGCATCTTCTCTTCTTTCTTAAAAGTAAAGTCGAAGTTAGAGCACCGAGACTGCAGTGGTTGGATGATCTTATTCTTGTAGTTGCAAGTAAAGATAAACCGACAGTTGTTCTGATACTCCTCAATAGCAGCACGAAGTTGCGACTGCACATCAGGAGTCATATTGTCTGCCTCATCAATGATGACGCACTTGTGCTTAGATCCAGTCAGAGAGACCGTAGAAGCAAACGTTTTGACGCGGGTTCGTACCGTATCAAGGTATCTCCCCTCATCGGAACCGTTAATAACAATGGAGCTAACACCCAGCTCAGAACAAAGAGCGCGAGCAATCGTCGTTTTACCCACACCTGCAGGTCCCGAGAATAACAAATTTGGAAACTCACCTGCATCAACAAACTCCTGAAATGTTTTTTTCAATCCACTAGGAAGAATACAGTCCGCAACAGTTTGAGGACGGTACTCTTCAACCCAAAGAAATTTACTCATAATATTTTAAAATGTGGAAAGGGTTTACGGTTCAAGGGCAATAAAATATGTCAGGTCAAATTCAGAAAACTTCCATTCAGAAATCATACGAGAGGACACACTGACTGCATAATGGCATTTATCAGTCCGTTGAATAGTATTGATACCAAAGAGTTTCAGATTCTCCACCTTAAAATCCAGGGTATATTCGTCATCGGCATTACCACTAACAATCTGATCGTAGGTGTTACTGGTGTCATCTTCCTTGTCTCTGCTTTGGAGAGTGACAGTATCTTGCTCACTCCGTACAGTAAAGTCAGGCAGACCGTAGACAGCGGCAGCTTTAGTAAGAGATTTAAGATTGCCATTACTGACTTCAAAGTTGATGTTGCCACCAGGAAACTTAATCTCACGATCTGGAGCATTACGCATCGTGATCTCAGGGTTGCTGAAGTAATACTTCGAGCGGCGACCCTTAGTAGAGTCCTTGA